GAGGCTTGTATCTGAGGACGATTTTATGGAAGATGTTGAGAAATGGTCTAACGGTATGATGGATAAATTCCTTGATGAGTTTGAGAAGAAGTATGAAGAATCTACAGGTAATATTAATAATGTAGAAAAAGTATTTGAAACAGAGGAAAAGACACAAGGAGGTGATGAAATGAGCGATTTTGGAGGAGATAATCCTGCTAGTGAGGGTCAAATGAAATGGGTTAATGACATTATGAGAAAAGCACAAGATAAACTTGACGCAGATAGTGTTAAAGAACTCAAAGAACTTTACGGAGATGGAAACCTAACAGGTTCACAAGCTAGTGTAATTATTACTAATTGGAATGATAAGGTTAGCTAATGTCAGATGGATTAGAGCCTATATCATTTAAATTAGATAAAATTGTAAACAAACTACAGAAACGTTTTCCAGACCATGACTTTACTGTTGAAAGTAAGCCAAGAAGAAAGCATTTCTGTAGTTTAAAAAATGACAATCCTAAAGCATACGCAACAGATATGGACGGTAATGATTTTTGTATTGAACAATACAAGGAAGTTACAGAGGAGAATTACCAT